CACATATCCCAGTATGGGTTACGGAACAGCACACTGTCGGCACAAATGCCTTCGGAGAGCAGTTCCGTTGTGTCAAATGCTACCAATGGAATCGAGCCTCCTAGAGACTACTTGTCCATTAAGAAATCAAAGAAGGGGCCTCTTAAGCAGATTGTTCCATCTTATGGATCCTTAAAGAATAACTACACATTACTATGGGATATGCAATCCAATAAGGGTTACATCAATGTCGTAGCAGTGATGCAGAAATTCTTTGACCAAGCAATCAGTGGTAACTGGAGTTATAATCCAGAGAATTATCCTGACAATGAGATACCTGTATCAGTAATGGCACAGGACTTACTAACAACCTATAAGTATGGTTGGAAGACTTCTTACTATCAGAATACATATGATGCTAAGAAGGATGGTGAAGAGGTCAAAGAAGTTGACCAATTAATTGAACAAATCTTAACTACTGAGGAGGAAGTCTGTGACAGTTGTGCCGTCTAAAGAAGTGTCTGGTATGACAGTTTTCAATAAGAAAGCTGTTGACACTACAAAACAATTCATGTTTTTTGGAGCACCTCTGAGTGTCCAACGTTATGATCAGTATCGGTTTCCAACATTTGACAAGTTAACCCAACAACAGTTAGGATACTTTTGGAGACCTGAAGAGGTGTCTCTACAAAAAGATAGAGCAGACTATGCACAACTCACAGACCATCAAAGACATATATTTACCAGCAACCTTAAGTATCAGATCATGCTGGACTCCGTACAAGGTCGTGCTCCTGGTATGGCTTTCATTCCTTACTGCTCTCTACCTGAGTTAGAAGCATGTATGCAAGTGTGGCAGTTTATGGAGATGATCCATAGCAGATCATACACATATATTATTAAGAATGTATACCCAGATCCTGCAGATGTATTTGATACCATCCTTGAAGATGATAATATATTGTCAAGAGCAGAGTCTGTTACTGAATCTTATGATAACTTTTTAAATTATGCACATGAGTATGATCAAAGTAACTTATGGAAACCTGATTGGAAAGAGCATCCCAATTCAGAGTGGACAAAGAAAGATCTCAAACGTAAGCTTTACAGAGCAGTAGCAAATGTCAATATCCTTGAAGGAATTAGATTCTATGTATCCTTCGCTTGCTCCTTTGCTTTTGGTGAGAATAAACTCATGGAAGGATCAGCTAAAATCTTATCTCTTATCAGTAGGGATGAAAGTCAGCACTTGGTTCTTACCCAACAGATATTAAAGAACTGGGCTAATGGTAAAGATGATCCAGACATGCAAGAGATTGCAATAGAAGAGAGGGATATAGTTACGGATATGTTTAAGAAAACTGTAGATGAAGAGAAGGCATGGGCAAATTATTTGTTCAGAGATGGTAGTATGATAGGGTTGAATGATAAATTACTTCATCAATATGTTGAATGGATTGCTAACAAGAGAATGAGAGCAATAGGATTGGATCCTATCTATGATGTACCCGCTAAAAATAATCCATTACCGTGGACAGAGCATTGGTTAAATAGTAAAGGGCAGCAAAACGCACCACAAGAAACGGAGATTGAAAGCTATGTCGTTGGAGGAATCAAACAAGACATCAAAGAAGACACCTTCAGTGGATTCTCTCTATGATGAGATGTTAGATCAGCAAGGGCAAGAGGGAAATCCTTTTGCTGAAATGCTTTGGGAGAATGAAAAGCGGAAATCATTAAATAAAAATAAAACTGTAACAAACTAGTTGACTTTGTTAGGATTTCATGTTATAAATAATAGTGTAGCGGAAGCTACCATACGTTCGACTCGTAAGAGTTGCAAGTAGGTCACGGAACGGAGCGTTCATCCCATGATCCCCATTCTCATTGCCACTTCTATCACTTGTGCTGATGTATCAGAGATGGTAGATCGTGCGAAGGTTAACAATTCTGTTGACTCTCAAATCAAACAAGAGATAGTAGAGATCTATCAAATAGATTTCACAAAAGCACTTGGACTGGAATGTAATTGGGACGCAAATGACTAAAGGAACGGGCCTTAAAATCCAACTACTTTAGGAGAACCAAAATGGCACAAGTCACATACAGGGGTGTATCATACGATACTGATGCACGCAAGGCACAAGTTAAGGAAGCACGTAAGGTTACAGAAACCTATCGTGGAGTTAAATTTAGTAAAGATCTAGTTACAGTTTAAAATCTCCAAGACATACTTGTTAAAGAGAGGATTGACATCCTCTCTTTTTTATTGTACAATAAATATCTCAAAGCTATGTGGTATGTCGTCATTAAATATTGAATTTATTGCACCAGAAAAGTTTAAAGGGTGTTTGCATGAACCAATACCAGCATATCAAGCATTTCCAGACTGGTTTCATAAATTAGAATTTAGAAATCTTAAACGATGTCCTTTTAGAACAATAGCAGATAATGATGGACATCTTACACCTTCAACTTCAACTGCAGTAGTATCTCACTGTCCTGGAATTACAGATTATTTAAAGTTTGGATATATTATACCAGCATGGAATACATTTATCTTTTCCCATGATGCAAAGGAAAATAAATTACGATGTGATTGGTTAGATGAGTATAAAGAATGTAGTTTTAGATTCCATGAAGATAATCAGTTTTATACTATGTTGGAGGAAGAGAAACCAGCATACAATGCATTTTTTAAAATAGAAGGTCCGTGGTTTATTAAAACTGAACCAGGTGTCTCTGTATTAATAACTCAACCTGTTTGGCATAGGAATAAGATAGTAACAACATGCACTGGAGTTTACCATAGTGATATTAGTGCGTGTCAACTTCATTGGTTTATGGAATTGACTAAAGAAGTGGATGTCTTATCAGGGTATGAGGATATAAATTATGAAAAGCAAGTTATATCTGAGGGAGATCCAATCATACAAATAATTCCATTCTATAGAAAGAATTTTAAATCAAAGATAACTTATCTTGGTGGAAATGAATTTGATGCAATGACAAATCAAGTTAAAACTACTAACCAATTCTCTAGGTTCTTTAAGAATGCTGGCATTACCTTATACAATAAGGCTAGAAGAGGCATGGATCATCGTTTCAAATGATGTGTGAGTACCATCATTAAGACCCATTACCATCAGGACATGTTATAATAAATACATTCAATTATAGACAGAGCTATGAAATTATTTTTAGACTGCTCTGACATCGAGCTGATTAAGCATGGCGTTAGTACTGGTCTAATTGACGGTGTTACTACCAACCCTTCTTTGATGAAGAAGTGTGGCCAAGAACCGCTCGAAGTCATTAAACAAATCTCAGATCTATTTCCTTGGACTGCTTCAGTATCTGCTGAAGTTGTAGGAGAGACTGCCGTTGAAATGCTTGACATGGCAGAAGAATATATTAATATAAGTCCAAACATAACAATCAAACTACCTTGCACAAGAGAAGGTCTTAAAGCATGTAAGGAACTTCATCATGATGAAGTACCAGTAAATATAACTTTAATCTTCTCTGCTGCACAAGCAATCTTAGCATCTAAGGTAGGAGCAACATATGTTTCACCTTTTATTGGTCGTTTAAATGATCAGTATTGGGATGGTATTCAATTAGTGGAGGAAATCGCAGATGTCTACGCAACGCATGGTTCAAAAACTCAAGTACTCGCTGCTTCCATTCGGGAGACTCGCCAAGTACCCGCTTGCTTTAGAGTGGGAGCTGATATTGTTACTCTGCCTTATGATCTTTTCCAGAAGTGTTATGACCACACCTTAACTGATAGTGGTTTACAGAAGTTTGATTCTGATTGGAATCAACTTCAGGATAAACTGAAGTGAACGGTCGAATTAACAAGGTAGCGGTGGTAGCCCAGATCATGAAGATGAAAACTGGGCTAGATAATGGGTGGTATCCTGAGTGGGATGACCGCCAAAGAGGAGCAGCACAAAGAATACTTATTAATGTGCTAGAGTTCTTGGATGAATACTGGGAATAGTAATGCAAGTATATGATTTGTTTCCAACCTTAGTCGTATCATTTCCTAATGTTATTACTGAGGAGGAAAGAGTTGAGATTTTCAATTATTTAAAAACAAAAGACATTCATCCACACTCTGCTATAAAAGGTAGAGGTGGATCTTCGTATCTTAGTAGAACATTTTCTATACTTAAGGAATTAAATTTAGAAGATAGAATAAATGAATATTTAATTGAGTATAATAAAGTATTGAGAGCAGGTTATCAACTTAATCTTTCTCAATCATGGTTTAATGTTCAGGATCAGGATAGTATGTTAGATAAACACATGCATCCGAATAGTATTTGTTCTGGAGCATTGTATATTAATGTGGATGATGATTCCACTCCTTTATGTTTCGCTAATTATAATACCTATGTTAGGTATATTCATCATCCTATTGTAGGTGAAGAACCATCAAAATATAATGCTGAGTATTCTAGAGTGCCAGTTAAGAATGGGGATCTAATTATTTTTCCTAGTTGGTTGGAGCATGGATCAGGTAGTATGAATCAAACTTACAATAGAACTGTTATTAGTTTTAACACCTATGCTTCTTATGATTATGAAAATAATAGATAACTTTTTACCAGATGAAGATTACGATTCTTTATTGCATCACATCGTTGGATGTAGGATGTTTCCATGGAACTATAATTGGTATGTTACTTCACAGGAAGATGAGAGTGAGCATAGAAATAATTGGTATCTAACAAATCTTCTTTATGCAACTGATGCTCAACCACCACATACTTTGTTGCATGTTAGACCAGAATTTGATCCGATAGATGAGTTTGTGATGCCTCATATGAAAGTAGATAAATTATTAAGAGTTAAAGCTAATATGTATCCATCAACGGATAAGATTTTTGAACATGCACCTCATGTGGACTATGAATATTCCGTAAAAGGTGCTATACTATCTCTAAATACATGCGATGGTTTTACAAGACTTGAAGATGGTACAAAGGTTGATAGTGTAGCAAACAGAATGCTATTCTTCGATTCTAGTACACCACACAATTCTAGTACAACAACAAATGTACAAACTCGTATCAACATAAATATCAATTACTTATGAAACTTATGAAATGGTTGAGGAGAGAGTTTATGAAAACCCCTGGGTATACAAGGGTACAGATTTTTCTTCTGACGATATTGGCGACTTCTTCGGTTACGTCTACCTCATTACTAATGAAATCACTGGCAAGAAATACATTGGCAGAAAATACTTTGCCCAACATAGAAAGCCTAGAGGTGCAAAACGCAAGGTTACGAGTGAGAGTGACTGGAAGAAATACTACGGAAGTTCTAAAGAGCTTAAAGAAGACGTTAGAAAGTATGGAAGAAACGTTTTCAGCAGAGAAATACTAAGTCTTCATAAGACATTAGGACAAGTAAACTATGAGGAAACACGACAGTTGTTTATCCATAATGTTCTTACTGAAGCAAATGCTGATGGCACACCAGCATATTATAATAGTAATATACTAGGTAGGTATATGAAAAAGGATTATTTTAAGGGTTGACAACTCTATAAATAGGAGTTATAATTCCTCTATTATCCAGAGAGTCACCATGAATTACGACGATTTTTCATTGGAAGAGATCATGCAAGATATTCTTATAGATTCTCTACATACATGTGCAACAATTTCAAATAACAACCATGACTTGCAACAACACACAGTATCACCAAGCTTTACAATCCTTGAGGGACAGCATAGACGCAGCTCTAACGAAGTTTGAAGCAGATGCACATCCTCAAGCAGTACCAGGAATTGAGGTAACTACTACTCCAGGTTTATATCCTGAGAACATTTCTATTGTTACTGATGGTGGTGATACCACTGTAACTATTACTCCTGAATCAATCGAGCCGTATACTAATTACAGTGTCAATACTGATGATGTAATTACATTTGGATCAGCTTCAGATGAAGCAGTATCATTCTAGTCTTTCCCAATAGACTCTAAACTAGATGGTTGTCAGTATGACAGACATCATAAGCATCTCTTATCAGGGTTATCAGAAATGGTAACCCTTTTTTTGTGCGGTTAACTGGTCATATAGAGCTTGACAAGACCTTAAGGTTTGCTATATAATTATGTAACGTTTCTTAACAAAACAAGAATGACTTCAACAACTGCCAAAAGGTATACAACTACCGAGTATGGCAAGCAAAATATCTTCGCATCAGAAGCACCGCTTCAGTACGAAGAAGGTTACAAAGGTTACTGGGTAGAAGCAGAGAGACTCAATGGTCGCCTAGCGATGATTGGTTTGTTTGCAGCAATCCATAACTATGCCATCTTCGGATGGGTAATTCCAGGCATTGCTTAGTCGAAGCAAGGTCTCTATAAATTCTATCCCTATTACAAATCTAAGAACAATGACTCCAGAAGCAGAAAAGTTTAACGGTTGGATGGCTATGATTGGTTTCGTAGCTGCAACAGGTGCATACATCACAACTGGCCAAATCATTCCAGGTATATTCTAAATGAAAAACGAAAATATTTTCCTTAGAGCACAAGGTCGTGCAGCTATGCTAGGAATTTGGATCTTTGGTCTATCCTATGCAGTTACAGGCAATTTAATCCCAGGTATCTACTAATGTCAAATGAAAACACTAACAACAAAGTCGATTTCTCCATCGCTGAAAAGTGGAATGGTATTGCTGCTATCGTTGGTTGCGTTGCAGCCTTTGCTAGCTAC